CTACCAGAGCACCAACTCCACCAGCCCTGCCGCCCTGTTTGGCGGCACATGGGAGCAGATCGCATCGGAGCGCGTGCTGATGGGTGCCAGCAGCAGCCACAAAGCGGGCACCACCGTGAATGCCGGACTGCCGAACATCACGGGTAGCTTAATAGAAGCAAAAGTAGGTGGCTCCCCGTTCCGTGGTTCAAAAGCAAGTTTGTCGAAATCGGGAGCTTTAAAATTCACAGAAGTTAATACTTCTTGGGGTGGTTACAATGGCATGGACGGTTCGGCGTACAATATTGAATTTGACGCTTCCAGCTCAAACCTTATCTATGGCCGCAGCAACACCGTGCAGCCTGCCGCCTACTATGTTTATATCTGGCACCGCGTGTCATGAGAAAGGAGGTTTTGAACGATGATTCCTGTGACATTTGACACTGTGGCAACATTGCAGTTTGGCAGTGAGGGTCACCCGACCAGTCTGCACTTTGCCATCCCGGAAGAGTGGAAAACCTGCAAAATCAGACTCCACCTGCGGCGCAGCGACGGTAGCTTTGTGCCCCCGATGCAGCTGGACGAAAATGGGTGCGTAAAAGTAGACCGCCGTGACTCCGGAAAGACCGGCGGACAGTGGATGCTGTCGGCTGAAAGTCCTGACGGAAAAGTATCTTACTCGCGAATCGGCAAATATGTGACCCCCATGGAGGTGACACAATGAAGATCCTTGACGAGACCGGCGCGGTCGTGGAAAACCCCGACCTGACCCTTGGCTACCTGACCACCAGCACCGAAGAAGTCACCCACCCCGCCGTAGAGGGCGTGGAAGAGCAGTGGCACTGGGAGACAGTGACCGAGTATCCGAACGGTGGCAAGGATGTGCAGAAGGTCGTTGACCGCCCCGGCGTAAAGGCGCAGGAGGAATGGGTGGAACAGGTGCCCATCCAGAAGTACGTCCGCTACACCGCCGAAGAGCTGGCCGCGCAGGAAGAAGCGCGCAAAAAGGCCGAAGCCAGTGAGAAGCTTCCGGAGACAGTGGCGGCACTGCAGGCGGCGCTGGAAGACGCCGACGCGTTGAACGTGGATCAGGAATACCGCCTGACCCTGCTGGAGCTTGGCATTACCGACGCAGACACCGAAACGACTACATAAGGAGGACACTTGAATGCTTTACAGGATTTTGAAACGCATGATCGAGCGTGGCCAGACCGCAAACCTCGCGGACAAGCTGGACATCTTTTTCGCCACCGGTCGCATCACCGAGGAAGAGTATACCGAACTGACCGGGATGCTGAAGGAGAAAAAACAGGGGGAAGCCCCCACAAAATAACGAAAGCCAGTGTATTGTGTTGACCACATGATACGCTGTTTTTTTATTTGAAATGGAGGTTGATTTATTTGATTTCTCCGTACAAAGGCACATTCAGGGTATCGCAGGCATATCGCAACCTGCGGGCAAACGGAACGTATCACCAAGGGTATGATCTGGTAGGCATCACCGACAAAAACATCTATTGCCCGGTTTATGGCACGGTTGTTCGTGCCGGATGGGAATGCGCAACACTCCCGAAGAAAGGCTTCGGCCGGCGTGTTGTGGTCCGGATCGGCACGACTGCCTACTATATGTATTTTGGGCACCTGTCCAAAATCAGCGTGACAGCAGGCCAGAAGTTGAAGCCGGGAGACCTAATCGGCGTTGAGGGAAGTACCGGGCATAGCACGGGCAGTCACCTTCACTGGGAAATCCGTATCAACGACATCCCGACAGGGTATGTGTCGGTATATCAGTATGCCGGGATTCCCAATGTGGCAGGGTCTACGGCGTACACAGCGAACTGGGCCGCAGAACTCTTTGGCCCCGGAAACCTGAAAAAGTCCACCAGCGCTTTTCCGCAGCGCATCTACAATTCGGTTCTACAGGGGGCGCTCGGCATCGACAAGGACGGAATCTTCGGTGCAAACACGGAGAAGATGGTCAAGGAATTTCAGGAAAAGCATTCCCTGACCGTTGATGGCATCGTTGGTTCAAAGACAAAAGCAGCTCTTTTTAAGCTGATTTAAGGAAAGGGAATTCAATCTATGAGCATTATGAACATCGTTACGGCGGTCGCTGTGATCCTGATGATTTCCGTTCTGACCGTTGTGGCTATCCGCTTCGGATACAAGGCGCTCCTGATCGAGTGGGCAATCGATGCCATCTCCAAAGCGGAGAAGGAGTTCGTTGGCACCAAACTGGGCGAGGCACGCCTGGCAGTCGTTGTGTCTTGGCTGCGTGAAAAGGTGCCTGCACCGATTCGTTTTCTTGTGACGGACGATTTGATTCGCAAAGCAGTCCAGACAGCGTTTAATGCTGCAAAGTCTGGGCTGGAGGTACTGAAGAATGCTTAAGCGGCTTGTGGATTGGCTCTTGGATCGTCTCCCCGTAACGAGATGGATCGAATTGCTGACACAGCCGGAGGACTGAAAGGAGGATGTAGGTGCTTGCAGGGACAGCTGAAACAGTCACTGTCGCCGTTCCGGCGTGGCTTTTAGCGGTAATTGCTTTTCTTGGAACACTTCTGGGTGGAGCGATTAGTTTTGCTGTGAATCAAATCCTTATCAAGGGAGCTGCCGATCGTGCTGCAAAGAAACGCGAAAAGGACGATGAACAGCGCCGAGAACGGTATATTTTGCAGATGGATAGCCGAAAGGCTACATTTGACCTGCTATCCTGCATTTGTGCCGGCATTGAGCGAATGGAGACCGAAACGGGTCAGATTTATTGGAATGGAGAGCTGAAAAGAAGCCTTGCACATCTGGAAGGTGTGGATGAGCGATATAGGGAATCCGACCAACGCCAGCTTGCCGACCTGAATACTCGGAGCAAATGATTACACCCCCGTTACCCATCAGACTATAAGTCGAAGTGGGTAACGGGGGTGTTTTTTTGTTGAGTATTGTAAACAACAAAAAAGTGTGGTACAATAATAACCAAAGCTTTTAAAAGAGAAAGACACCGTATCAACTTGCTCGTTGCGGTGTCTTTCTATAACTTATTTACTGTAAGCATTAAAACATTAACGGAATAGCGGCTTACAACGTTTCCTAGAGCCATTATACAAAAGGCTTTATAAAAAGTCAAGTCTCTTGGATATAGAACGCTGCTTTTCGTTAAGAATCGGTATGAAAGGAGACACTATATGTCAAGGTATTTGGTTCCACCTCTCAGAAAATTTGCGTATTTGGGAGAGTTTGCGCCATCTATTCAAGGACTGGCCGATATGGCTCGCCCAGAACGTTGGAGTTATGCTCAGACTCCAGGTCCTCGAAAAAACATAATTTTGGAAAATTATGTTTACCACACGTTCAATCGTCTTCGTGCGCAGCAAGAAGCATCTCCTGAAGGTAACTACATATACGCTTCAAAGAAGAATGTGTGTTTCAACACGGGTTTGTTTACGCCAAACTTTGAACCTATTTTTGCGTTATTCGACAAAAATGATGTGAAATGTGCTGCTGAATGGAAACTCAAAGGGTTCTATAAAGAATCTGCAATGGAACTCAGCCAAATTACACCGCTTCCGGAGCGTGCAAGTTATTTCGACAGTATTTCGGATTTGATGTTTGATACCCGCCTTGAAATGCGTATCAATATTGATCACATTTTGGAAGATGAAAGAAACCGTCAGCGTATTCCCGAACAGTATAGAGATATGAGTAACCTTCCTATGTTGTTTCGTGCTGCATTGGAGTACGCTAAAATTCGCGTGAAAGAAAACTACAAGGCCGCCGTGCCACAATACTATCATGGACGGATTCAGTTCCTTTTGCCAATTAGTTTGGGAGACCCACAAAAGGTTGATCTCTCATTGGCTGTCGGTGCCCGTGAAGGTGTTTATACAGGACATACTTGTTTGACATTGGATATGGCGTATAATAATGCTCGTCTCATCGCGAAGCCAGAAAGCGATTGGCTTATTGGCTCATAAAAATTAGTTGCTTCCCCTTGCACTCCGGTGTAGGGGGATTTTTCTTTGTTTGCGGCTATTCGTTTATGCGGATATAAGACGAACTTTGGCCCTTTTACGATAAAAAATAACAAGATTCGTGATAATCTAACATTTTCCTGACTTTTCCAGTGGAAAAAGTTATCTTTTATTGTAAGGAGCGAGCGAGAATATGATTAGAATTTTACTGTCCAAGAGGCTAGGCGAGCTGAAATGGACACAAGCAGATCTGGCACGCGCCACGGGTATTCGCCCCACTACGATCAGCGATTACTACAACGAAATCGCCGAACGAATGAATCTGAATCACTTAGACCTCATTTGCGAAGCGCTAGACTGTAGCCCGACCGAGATATTGGTCCGGGAACCAAATCCTGAACCGCGGGTACGAAACCGGACTGGCTTTGAGAAGCCTGTGGCAGACCAAAGGAAAGATGGCGAGTGAGAGAGGGGACAGCGTAAAGCTGCCCTCTTTTTCTATGCCCATTGACGCTTCTTGCAAACAGGTGTATTATAATAATGTACCTAACACCTGAATGAACCACTTGATAGATAGCCAAAGACCCGTGACATCAATTTGACAGCAATCCATTGTGCACTCAAAAACACACAATGGAAGC